TTTCATACACCGCACAGAAACACAATCACTGGACGCACGGTCTGGGTGAAGTTGATATTCATGGGCCAAGGTTTATTTCATTATGAAGATACCTCATAAGATTAGAATAAATTCTAAAGTATCTTACGACATTTTGTGGGCAGACATCATTGACGATGACCCGGAAACATTGGGCTCTTCTTATTTCATCACTAAGGAAATTGTACTCAAGAATGGAATGAGTAAGACACAAACAGAAAAAACAGTAATTCACGAAATTTGCCATTCCATCGACGACGAGAACAAAATAGGATTAACTCACGCACAGATTTATAAACTTGAATAATCACTTTATAGATTCCTTAAATTGAATAAGCTACTGTAGCCCTTCTTTGGTCGTACCCATAAGAACTGCCTGTTTAACTACTTCGCTCATATAGCAGACTTCTTGGGAATTGGCGGATATTGAATAAATAAGATTACCGTCTTTAATCGCGATAATAATCATAGAATCGCAAGTTTTAACAGACTCTTTAAAAAATCCCTGCATTGCAACTCGTTCTTCTTTGTTCATGTATTAAAAGTAATGCAATATTTTAAATTATGCTATTATTTATTTGGCCCAGTAAACTCAATTGGCAGAGTTGTCGCGAGTGACCTAGCTCCCGCGAACGGTTGGTGGTTCAAGTCCCCCTGGGCCGACATTTTAAATAACAAATATTCCATAATCGTCGCAATCAAGATTTAATGGAGTTGGATTTCCCTCCCAGTACTTATTAGAAAAACGCTCTATCAACGGTACTCTGTTTTTTGCCTTGTCCCACTCGCTATCGTTTTGAGCGTCTTGATATTCTTGTCTGGCTTCATTAAATGCTTCAACCCATTGATGCTCAGTGCATGAACTCCCAACGCTATTGTGAACGATGCCATCGATCATTTCTATTCCACACATCACAACGCAATCGAATACAGAAACAAATGACCAAAAGTTTGTGAGATTAAAGTCACTGCATTTGTCGAGCGCTGGCTTGATATTATCGTTGTAATAAACAATGTCTGAAGCCCTAGAGCATACTTCATCGGCCCCATATTTCTCCCAATCACTAATAAATTCTTCGACTGGAAAACAGAAATAATTATAAAGTGAACTATTCATGGCTTTCTCAAAATGATCTCTATAAATAAGAATTGGATGCTGCATATTCATTTTAGCTATTTCATCAAGAACTTCCATTCCGTCCATTCGCACGCATGTACCCAATCCAAAAGTCACACCGCGTTTTCTAAAGTCGGCTAGACGTTCTGCATACGCATATTGTGGCACAATCGTCCCATTTTCAAAGATGCTTGTAATCTGTGTTGCTCTCTTAATCTCTAAGTCTGTTAGATCCATTTTTCATCCTTTTTGATCACGTAAATTGATCTAGTTTGTATCTGAGTAAACTCAGGAGAACTGTAATATATTTCAAGAAAAATATCAGAAGTTTTTGCTATACTACAACTTAATTGTTCAACTGAAATATTTTCAAGAAACTCGATTCTATCAATTGGTGTTTTTTCTGAGTAACTTATTTGATGGTTTACTTGTTGTACGTTTTCAGCAATCCATTTATAAAATAAATCCTGCAAATACCGATTTTCTGGTGGTATCATTGCTATGAGTCCATTTAATTTTGTTAATGCTCTATTCATTCATCCCCGCAATCTTTGTTATTTAGGAACTTTTCTCGAAGAAATCTAGAGGCACTTTCAAACATAACTTTATCTAGTTCTATAATGCATTCTTCAATGCCGAGTTTTACGCCAAAGTGTGCTCCCAAAGTAAAATGTTGATCTGCACATACAGCAATTCGGTGTTCGCCCAACCTGTTGTAAATATCTCGTCGTTCTTTAGCCGCCGCTTCAATCAATTTCTCAAACGACTGTGGTTTTGGTGTGACAATTTCTACATTATGAGTGTGCGGTTGTTTGATTAAGCAATCTTTAAAGCAGCAATTAGTTGGTGTGGTCATTTTAATAAGTTCTCTTTTATAATTATAGTTTGTATTGGTTTAATTAAGTCAATTTCAACTAACATTTGAGTAAGTTTTTTAACTTGTGCTTCGAGCATTTTTATTGTTCTTTCAGCAGATTCACAATCCCTACAATAATCATAATGATCAGTTAAATTACAATCAGAAATTCTATTACTCATTCATTCCTCCGAAACTAGCTTGCGGTATTCTGATAAAGCCTTTTGTGATCGTGTTACTGCTTTACTGAACTTAAAAACAATCCTATGTGTAGGGTCGTCGCTATATATTATATCGTTTGCGGTTTCTTCAAGCGCATACAAAAGCCCCTTTGCTGCAATTCCCCTCTCCGCAAGTTTTATAAGCTCTATTGTATCATCACAAAGCATTTTGTTTATTTTGTTCCTTGATTCAATTTCGGCTTCCATGCTCTCCCGTTCCTCCAAAAGCTTTAAAATCGCAGTAGCAAGTTCTAAATGATCATCATTTAATGGCCTGGCTATTCCCATAATTGCCCAAGCTTTTAACGTCTCTTTTTTTATGTCGGTCATTCAAATGCTCCAAAACATGCAGGAATTAAAAAGCACAATCCCAAAAGTTGAACAATCCATAAAATATCTGAACATTCATTTATTGGCTTTCCAAAGCTAGCTAAAGACCAATTCAGCGCAAGAAAATGATTCATCCAGGGAGAAATTGCTAAAAATATAATCCAAAATGCTGGATACTTTATAAATTTTTTCATGTTAATCCTCTGTGTTGAATTGCTTTTGCATGAAAGCATTGAATCGATAACAAACCGAAAACGGTCTTCTATCTGTGTAGTCAAAGTCATGAAAGTAGCCCATTAAGTGAGTTGCCTCATGCCCTACATTGCTTGACTCATCAAGAATACTGTAATCATCATGGAATTTACGATTACACCAAATAACCGATTCACCCTCATTTCGATAGCCAATGATGTCTGTGTCTTCATAGTAATATTCAATTGTTGCGCTGACAAGATAAGTGCGAATCGTTGCAACAACTTCCTCAGCGGTCTGGCCGTTTGTTTGATCAAGATCTAATCCATTTTCAGGATCACACATGAAATCATGAAACTCTTGCATGTTTATTGCTGCAAATATTTGTGCCTCAATCTGCGGTATTAATAGTTTTTCTTTATCGTTACAGGAATCTCCTGCAATTAATGTAATATTCATTTCGGCCTTTCCTGGTTGCAGTTAACGGGCAATCGAAGACTTTGGTTATCATTGCAAATACTGGGCGCTTTATAAAACATAAAATACGCAAATAACGTCATAGTGAACCACAATAAAAACGTTTCAATTAGTAATTTCATTCAATATCCTCATACCATCTGGCTAACGATATAAAAATTAATATCCCAAAGCAAATCGCAGTAAACCATAATATGCATAATGCGGAAATCATTTCAATTGGTGACATGTCATTTGGGAGATAATCATTCATCTTTTTTACCTACAATTTTAATCCAAGGATTATCTGGCATTTTAGCAAGTTCACTAGAAACTTTCATTTGTTCTTCTAATATTTCCTTTGGCTTTTTAGTGCCATCAATATTGAATTCATCAATATGTTTAACCGCATCTCTCAATGCCTCCTCAAATGATTTCATAATTCTTTAATCTCTATGGTTATGTGCTAATCGATAGTCTCTTTCCAATATAGTTCCATAATCGTCATCAACAAGGAACTTGGAATGCACAAGTCCATCAACAACTGGCTTGAAAGAGTAAACTAAATTGTCGTAATCACACTTACGGGATGCATGTCTTTCTAATATTAATTTGCATTTCGTAAGTGGACTTTTTGGTCTAAACATGAACGCCGCACGTTCAACCGCGTTATGCCATCGTTCACGCTTCTTCTGCATTCCACCCCAATGCCCGTGCGACTTGTTGGGAAGTTCTGGAAGTCCTGCAATACTAAACTTCGTGAAGAATTTTATATTACCATTCATATGACTTCTTTTTAGCTTTAGATAAACATCGAGAGCAAAGACCATCGACAAACTTCATGGCAACTTCACCACATCTAGGGCATGGTTTCTTGCGGTGGGGCAAGCAAAGTTGTGTCTTATTATTCACAATCTTGGTGCATCCTGGATGAACACAAAACTCTGCCATTTTCCACTTTAAGAAATTCTGTTGTTGTTTTTCGTATGCATTCATAAAGCCCCTAAAAAACCCCACCGCCAAAATTTTGGATTAAAACGGTGGGGCATAACCGCATCTAAGGAAACCAATCGAAAGATGCAGTTATAATTTATAAATCGTACTTCATTCCATTGGCATTTAAATATCGTTCACCCTCAAAATAAAAGTCTGCCCAATCTCCCGATAATTGCTTATTGTCTTTCTTAGAGTTCTTACCAAGGTACTCCCCATAAGACTTCACATTATCAAGGCCGATTTGCTCAAGTGGCATGCCAATATATTTCTTTCCTACTTTACAAACATACTGCGGATTCTCTCCAAATGTTCCCGCTGCCGGAACAGATAATGGCAATGTTGGTTCAAAATTAGTTTGATCGAAATCAGAATTAATTGTTGATTGTTCACTTGCTTGTTGAAACGCTGCCGAAATTCCTGCATCAACTTCTTTATGAACAGCTTCAATGGTTACGACTGGAGTAACTTTTGCTGGAATATAATTATGTTTTGGCATTGCAATAGATGTGACTGTTTTTGATTGCTCTTGTTGTGCCTGATCCATTTCTGCTTGTTCATAAACACCCCCAAGATTGTCTGGGAATGCCATTCTTAATGCTGCCGCTTCGGCAACTTTCTTAATCATTGTTTCTGGCATATTTTTCCAAGTAGAATTTCCTTTGTCATATTCTTTTAATGGTACCTCTTCTCTAGCGCATTGATTCCAGTCATTTCTATACACTTCGGCCCAAGCGCCAATAAGAACTCCCTTTTCGTCCTTAATCGCGCCGCGCTTAATCCCAGATAATTTACCCGTTCTTGCGGCTATTGATCTAAAACCTTCAATGCCTATTACAATTGTTGGCGCTCCTGTGCCATATTTAACAAAATGTATTTGTCCTGGTTTTAATGGATTTAATTCTAATAATTTACAACGATATAAAAAAAGACCAAGTTCATCATTGGTTGCATTTTTAGCGACTGTTGTTTTAATTAATTGCAATTGATCGGGCGTATAGTCTTTAAATACTGCTAGTTCGTTCATTGTTTTTTTCCTTTTTTTCTTTTCTTATTCTGCGTTCTCTTAATTTGGCAAAGGTCATTTTAACTTCACCAAGATAGATGTTGATGGTTTTTTCCTAAATTTCTCTAGGTCTATATTCTTTAATTCTTCTATCAAAGAATAATCAACATTTCCCTTGCGCTCTGAATATGCAATAGACACAGATTCATTTTCAATTCTGGTCGCGCCATTGCCCTGCATGAGCTTCGCAGCAAGAGCTTTAACTTCTTCTTCAACAACTGCGAGTTGATCCTTCATTTGTTTTTCTGTCTGTTTCAATAAAGTCAATCGCTCCATTTCTGGAGAACTAAGATATTGAATTGGGGCAAGAGACTTGTCGTTTCTGGCCAGTTCAATATCGCGAAGGCAATCAAGAACAGCAACAATTTGTGATGCCTGATATTCTCGATCAGAATTAATATCAAGAGCAACAACTTCGCCATCGTGAACAAAAGCAATAATCGCCTTTTTATATTGTAAAATACCAAGTGCATATTGAACCTGTGCATAATAATGATCTGGGATTTTTGTGGTATATTTTTTAAATGTGGGAAGCGTAGAGCAATATTTAACTTCTAGAATTAACTCTTTATCAACATCAAGACCATCGAGTGATGCGAAAATCCTATCGTCAACTTCATCACACACTACCGCAGGAACAAAGTTGAACCCTTGTTCGTTGAACTTGTCTCGAACGACTTGCTCCCAACTGTGGCCATCCGCAAAGAGTCCTGCAAGGTAATCGCTTACCGGCGCATCTAACATGCCCAGTTTTTCTGAGATTAGTTCTGCGCGAGTTCTGAATGCATCTTTAAGGCCCATTGCACTGGCGACATCTGAACCGCCAATTCCATTCCTACGGAAAGTTAGCCATTCTGGAGATCCCTGTTCTAATTGTTTGATTTTCATATTTACTCCTTAGCGACGATTGACGATTTGATGATCTTACGATTTCCATACTTGAGGAATCTTGTTGCCCATTTACGTGCCTTGGATCTGGCGATGTAATAGGTCTTTGCATAAAAGTGTTTTGATCTGGTTCTAAACTCGAATACATAAATGTTCATTGGTCTTTATCCCTGCTCCGAATGCCCCTGAGTGTGTAATGGAGAAGCTCTATGTGTTCAATCATGCCAATCATTGCCTTAGCGGGAACACCGTTTAAAAGACAATCTTGGACCGTTAAGACCGCGAGAGTGTTTAGCGCCTCATCAGTCGATATGCCGAACTTAGAACATTGCATTTCAATGAAGTTCTTGAATCCAATATGAAGAGCGTCTAATTGTTTTTCGTTGAGTTCTGGGAGATTGGGTAAAAGCATTGGTTTGGTTTCCTTGTAACCAGAGCCTACCAGCAAATTTTGCGGGGTGCAAGTTTTAATTTGACTAAAAATAAGTGACTAGATATTGGTGGGGCAAGCACATCACCGCTTACAAAAATTATAGTAAAGGTTGTTTAATAATGACCTTTGCATTCGATGAGACCCCACTACAAACTGTGATGTGCTTGTAGTGGGGTTTCTTTTTTGGGGTAGAATTATGAAAGATTTAGATGAGTTTAGGGTGTGTTTTATCAACTGGAAAAAGTATCAAAAAGAGACAAGATATAAAACCCATTGGTTTGCTTTTGAGGCAGATTTTTTTCATAATAAAAATTTTGTAAACTTCACACATTCTGAACGACTTTTTTTCATTTACTTGTTGTGTCAAACACTGACGTCAGGCGAAGGAGGTTCGTATGTCATCCGGACGTCATTCGACTGTCGTATGAGTATGATAAAAAAATCTCAAATGATTTCATGTATTAAGAAGTTAATTCACTGTGAAATAGTGATGCTACATAACATAACAAGACATAACAAAGAAATCCCCCTTCCCCCTTTGGTGGATAACTTGGTGGATAACTTTGAAAAATCGGATGGAAAGTTCATAAATGAACCCTCTCTCGAAGAGGAATTTTTGGAGCATAAAAAACGTATGGCACAAGCAATTGTAAAAGGCACATTGAGATGAATAATTCAGAGCGTTCAAATTACATCATTAATTGTTCCAGATGTAATGACTCAGGTATTATTGTGGCGATGAGCAAGGTCAATCCATCGGCATATGCATTCTTGTGTAATAATTGCAGCAGGGCCAAGCACAAGAACTATCCTGTGTGGAACGATAGATTTTCTAAAGATTTTGATGTTGATTTCAGAATGATGTCATCCGCAGGGCCAATCAAACCAATCGAGAGGCCGCTTGTGAGAGATGTTGCAGCCATTAGAGCCAATGACGACACATTAAAATCACCTCCACCCATCCTCCCTTCGATTCCTAGCGACTTTAGTGACGAAGACCTACCTTGATGTGGGTAACTTAGGATCATGGTCTTAAATCGAATCCTAGAGCGATGTCATCCAAGGACACATGGTTAATACAATACTAGAACACTCACCCATCTAAACCTACCATATACCATGATGCACCCATGCATAATTCTATAGGGGCTTACAAATCTTCCGGGCCTTACGAATCGCTGCCCAATCCTTGATGTACCAATACTTCTTCGGAACTATGTACTCAAGGATCAGTACTAATTCTTCATAGAGACCCAGTGACTTCAGTAGTTTTATTAATTCATTAACCTCTGCAATGTGCTTGGCTTTTACCGCAGGACTCATTTTTACTGTTCTTGCCATTTGGAGCTCATTTTCTACCGAGTTAAACGGATTTCGTTGATATTTGTAAGTGCCCGAAATCATTGAGTTCTACTATTTTGATAGAATATTAAGGTAAATTCACAGTGTTAAGAACAAAATTAGTTTAATATTAAACATAGTTCGTTAAATTCGTATGAACTGATAACATTTAATAAAATATCACTCCTTTTTAGGTTTTAGAATTGTTAACACCTCTTTCAAGGCATCGAAATAATCTGACCCCTGACCCGTGAATTTTTTTACCCATGCCTTACGATGTTTCGACCAGTGCATGCGTAACGGCGCGTTTTTCAGCTTGCTAACATCATTGACACTGGGCGTAAAGGGTATTTCGACAACTATCTGACCATCGAGAAGACTCACCGGAATATCATTCACCGTGAATGGACGAAAATATCGTGAGGATTCAAGTGCCTTGATACGCTTACGCGTAAAAAACAATACTTGCCTCACCCTATTGAAATAATCTTTAGTAAAGGGCACGCTATGCGCCCTAATATTATCATAAATGATCGATCTCCAATGGTCAGTGACTCGGATGTTACCGATATTACCTAATGACTTGAATGCGACATTGCACTTTTTAAAATATCTATTCAGGGCGGCAAGTCTATCGGCCTTTAATTTCAAGGCATCGAGTGCCCCTGCACTGTTAGCGAGTATGTATTTCGGCGATTCTACCTTGTCCGCGCACTGATTCCAAAAATCAGCGCGTGAATAATACAAGGCCGCATCGTCGTCCGATTGACTCGATAGTGCCTTGATATTATTTTCTGCGGCTAGTGCCCTGAAACGCGAAACGCGCTTGACCCTTTTTTGAGTCAAACGCTTTTCGTTTCGTTCATTTTTTGGCTTATTCAATTAAATAATCGGTCATTTACGCCGTCCTTTCGAAATAAAAATACTTCATTATTTTTTTTATATCTTTTTTGGTTAGTCGCATGCCCAGAGATGCGCCAATATCCTTAATTGACAACTTTAGATCGGTAGCAGTGCGAAAATGAAATAACTCATTTTCTTCACTAGTGGTTATTAACTGAAAAAAGTCATTTACATTATTATCATCATCGTAATACGCGCCGTAGTCAGGGGTATTGAATGAATAATCTGACCTATAGTCGTAACTGTGACCCAATGACAAGTAACTCTTATCACTTCCGTAACTCGACTTAGTTACAATAATCGGCGTCATCACACGCGCATTGTTTAGATCTATTACAATTTTCTGTAATGCAATTTTAGTCAATCCATCAAGTGCATGACTGCAATACACGCGGTTATCAGTGTAAATAGGCGCGGTATCATCGACTACGATAGTCGTTGTCAATTCATTCAATACGAAACAACTAAAATACCCTTGTATTGTTTCGGTCTCGTACTCAGTCTTAATTAAGTGATGGAGTAACGCCTCACTATCGTTTTTTGTCTTCACCTCATGCGTGCCCTTGACGGTTACGACTCCATTATGTGTCAAGTAATTGCCCTTAAACTCGAACGGATGCGCATACTCGATACCCGTGCCATTGGTTGACGTCCTATGATGAACGACGACTTGAGACACCTCATAACATAACAATATACTCGTTAGATCAACATAGAACGATGCAAGTGACAGTGACTTAATGGTCATTAGTTCATTAGTCTTCGTTCGAATAATCGCGCCGAATCCGTCGTTGTCATGAGTACGAGTCGCGAAATCTTTAATGATGTTAAGATCGGTATCATAGTTGAATTCAGTGATTAGTATATGTTTACACATATTCAGCCTCACTCTCTTTACAGTCTTCGCTGATACCCAATGACTCGCGAGCTAATACGTCGTAACTCACCAGCGCATTAGTCGCAAAAATAGTTGAATCAATGCTGTATTGATCAAGGCCATTAACAGTCTTCATTTTCTCGCGTAAATAGTTCTCGGTGCGTTTCGGTAGTTTACTATCCTTGCCGCACAACCGTTTATAAACATGGTGCGCGAGTATTGTATAGTGGTGCAATTTTTTGGCGTCAAGGGTAGGACTAAAAAACCTAAACTCTAATCGATCGCCTTGATTATTGATCATTGAATACTTATCAATCCCGTCATTGTAGTTACTAATTGCATTTTTATTGCAGTAGCTATTTAATCGGCGTGATTTCGCAACGTAATTAAACAAAAATGATAATCGACTCGTATCAATTCTTTTTTGGCAATCAAGTTTAAGGTAATTATTCAAGTTAATATGCAATCCGCATGTTTTATTGAAATTAAGATCAGCGTCATCACGTAAATAATCTAATATTTTTTTGTTGTCCTTAATTGTGTCCTTACTGACAAAATAATTCCAGCACACCTCAGCCGATGCGCCTCTATTTTCGTCATTATCTAAAACACTGCCGTCTTCAACGACTTTAATTGAGGTATTGCCAGTCAATCGAATAAGATCACGCGATAATTCACGTCGATCAACTCCGGTCGATTCAAACGAACAGTCGCCCTGACACTCATGGGAATAGTTACTCATTAAGTCACTGATAATTTCACTTGTATCAACGTAACTCCGTAACCGACGCGCATCGTCTCTATTAAGGCCCAACTCATTTTCGAGTAAATCGGTAACTGATTGACACTCTAAATCATTGCGCCGATTCTCTTCACCCGACTCGCTACACGCATCGTCGTCGTGTTCAGTGCTACCTTCACCGAATAGTTCTAGCTCGATACCGAAATGAATAGTGTCCGATATGACGCTATCCGTTTTTAGTTCATTCTTTTTTATTTTATTCTTTTTTGTAATGCTCATTTTATTGGATTCCTTTAGTTTCAGTGGACTACCACCATGTTTCAGCGCGAAGTAGCGCCATGTATGATATTCTATAACACATCATGTTATATTGCAATATATATTTACATAGCGAGTCATATTTATTTAATATATTTTTCCCAAAACACTGCTTTATTGGATGTGAGCACAATCAATTGTATTCATTGAATTATTAGGAATAGAATCTATCTCTATATATATATCGCTAACAATGTGTTTAATAATTGAGTAGTCAAATATAGGCGGTGCGATACAAAATCAGTATTCTAATTGGAATGTTCAATCCATAATGAGAACGATTCTCAATAAGCGGCTCAACGAATCCCATTGAGAGCTCCTTAACAATTGATTACTAAACGAATTTAGTTTATGAATGTCCGATAACACTCATTATGTAAACTCAATGTGCAGAACGTAATGATTACATACACTTCAATGGTATTCATTTAATAATCGTCATCATATTAAATACTGAGCCTGTAATTGCGCACAATACGATTGTGGGGGGCATATACAATGTGGTCATGAGTAGCAGTGTTATTTTAGATCGCCTTAATTAGGGCACTTTACGAGCGATTCACACAGGCTGTGCGAGATCATCACCATAAGCAATGTCAACGGATTCAGTAGATTGTTAAGGCACGATACTTGCCGCGTCAATGAATTCGGTTGATATCTATGGAATCCGTTTATATAAAAAAAATTTTTCTATATTGGGATCTATCACCCCTCCGTATCTTGACCATTTTCAAGTGTTTTGACTATTTTAATCAAGTAATTCTAATAGCTAATGATTTTTAAAATTGGGGATCTGATTTTTATAATTTTTTTTATTTTATGAATAGTTGAGTATTGGTGTTGGGTACATAGGAATGGCTCTAAGCCATGCGAGATGGGTGAGCTATTTAATTATTCTCTCCAAGACCAATATAATTAATTGGTGCGGTTTCTGCTGCCGCGCACTCTGTGGATTCTTCCCTCTTAAATCGGTTCAGGGTTATAATTGAAATAATTTTATGGTCATCAAAGGCGTGTTGTATGCTTAAATACTGTGATGCCACTTTATCTCTTATTTCTTGCAACGCCTCTCGATAGGCATCGCGCTCTTCGGTTAAATCTGTAACATCAATTAACTGGACGCATTCAGCTGGAATGTGAACTAAATCTTTTCCTTTTGTTTCGTGCAACATAGATGTTCCAAAAATTATTTGATCTCTGGTTGCCATTTTTAAAGCAAACTCATTCATTTCATCAATTCGAGATTGAAGTTTTTGAATGTCCTGCCCATGAGACATGATTAGATCGTGTTTAATGTTTTGGTCTTTAATGAGTTCATCGTTTTCTACAAATAAATTTCTAACCGCTTCAACAAGATCAATATGGTCTTCGCTTATAGGATTTTTAATATTATAGTGAACCCATGCTCTGAGAGTTTCTAAATTCATTTAAACCCCAACATCTTACATAGATCGTTAAAATTATAGGTATAGTAGCCCGATTTTTCAGAATGCTTTTTCCATAATTCTGTCAATTGCTCTAACGTAAAACTTATTTCACCTTCTAAGACTTCGCGGACATCAATTCTTAAAATTCCTAATGGGTATCTTTTAAACGGAGCGTGTTCAAGAACCGTTAAAAGCCCCCTGTTTGCGTGACCATGCTGCAAAACAGTAAACTCCCTGCGCTCCACAGGCTTCTTAGGCTCTTCTTTCCTCACGTAAGTAACGCCGTCTAATACAATTTCGTCTGAGTGTTTCATTTATTATCCTCATACCATTCGTCTAGTTTTTGCTTTGAATCTCTAAAATCACAATCAAGTAGAACTGCAACAATTTGGATTCCCCATTTTTCTGCATATTAACATAATGCTGCAATTTCTGCTGGATTAAATAATTTTAATGTCTTAACATTTTGATATGGCAAACAATAGGTCCATAGGCGGGGTTCAGTCACAGTTTAGTTCAACTAATCAGCCGAGCAAACGTTCTGGCGGTGGTCAGCCGATTGCAGCACTTAGAAAGACGAGTGCAAAAGAGCTGGCAGAATTGTGCGAAATGATCTTGCATGCGAGTAAAGCGGAACTTGCGGCGGTGTTAAGCGATCCTAACACTTCGATGATCACGGTTAATTTGATCAGTGCGATCTTGGCAGATACGCAAAAGGGATTGACCTACACTTTGGATAAGTTGTTAGAGAGAGTTTATGGAAGGCCGAAGACTCAGATTGAGTTGTCGAGTGATCCTGATAATCCGATGAATTTTTCACCCGTACAAATACTTGTATCTTTGCCAGAGAACGGCAGAGGTAAAAAAGATGAATGAAATAAAAATAGGATCATTTTGGAAAAAAGTAATTAAAAAAGACGGATGTTGGGAATGGGCCGCATGTACCAATGAGAGTGGCTATGGCATTTTTCATACGGGTAAAAAAACTGATAGGGCACACAGAGTTTCTTGGATTTTGACTAATGGTGAAATACCTAGCGGATTATTCGTATGTCATAAATGCGACAACCCACCATGCACAAATCCCGATCATTTGTTTTTAGGTACAAATAAAGATAATGTTGATGACATGATAGCGAAAGGAAGGAATTCAAAGCCTCCAATGATGGCTGGGCACAATAGAATTGATTTACCGAAAGAATGCATTAACAAAATTGGTAAATTACCGGATTATATTTTAGCTAGAGAATTTAATGTTAGTAAATATTGTATTGCAAGGAATAGACGTAATTTAAACATACCATCTTACGCGATTTCAACTGGCAACAATGGAAAATTCTCAAAATGAATGGAACACCCAAGATGGAAGTAGAAAGGAATTTAATCGCACCCCAACCTGGAAATCAAAAACGATTCCTTGAAACACTTGCTGACCTAGCATTGTACGGCGGTGCGGCCTAGGTTGGTGGTGGGAAAAGTTATGCCTTACTTTTAGAACCATTAAGGCACTTCAACAATCCAAAATTTGGTGGAGTAATATTTAGAAGAAATTCTACACAAGTTAGAAATCAAGGTGGGTTGTGGGATGAGTCTACAGCACTGTATACACAACTTGGTGCAACGCCAAGGCAGTCATATCTTGAATGGCAATTTCCAAAAGGCGGTAAGTTAAAGTTTGCACATCTTGAAAATGAAAGTTCTGTTTATGATTGGCAAGGGAGCCAGATTGCTTTTTTGGGATTCGATGAACTTTGTCACTTTTCTGAAAAACAATTTTTTTATATGCTATCAAGGAATCGATCGATGTCAGGAATTCCAGGATATGTTCGTGCGACTTGCAATCCAGATGTGGATTCATGGGTACGAAAGTTTATTGATTGGTGGATTGGGGAAGATGGATTTCCCATTAAGGAACGGGCTGGGGTTTTGCGTTGGTTTATTCGAGTTGAAGATGAAATCATGTGGGCGGATAGTAGGGAAGAGTTATTACAAAAATATGGATCTGACGTTCTCCCAAAATCATTTACATTCATACCATCGACAATTTATGACAATAAAATTTTACTACAAAGTGATCCTTCGTATTTAAGTTCTTTGAAATCTCTCTCCAGAGTTGAGAGAATGAAGTTACTGGAGGGTAATTGGAATGTTAGGTCTGCGGCTGGGCAATATTTTCAGAAATCTTGGTTTCAAGTTGTGGATGCTGCACCTGCGAATCCGCTCATGACGATTCGATATTGGGATAGGGCCGCGACTAAACCCAATGAGAGCAACAAGGACCCCGATTGGACAGTTGGCGTTAAGTTGTCGCGTTACATGGACGGTACTTGGTTGATCACAGACATTGCAAAGATTCGCGATACTCCAATGGAGGTTGAAAAGTTCGTAAAGAACATCGCCTCTCAAGATGGATATACGGTTTGGGTAGGAGTGGAGCAAGATCCTGGTAGTGCAGGGGTTGCGGATGCCCAGAACTTCGTGAGATTATTAGCGGGATACAATATTAGGGTTAGAAAGCCATCGAAGGACAAGGTTACTCGCGCATTACCACTATCTGCACAATGCGAACATGGTAATGTGAAGTTATTGCGGGGATCTTGGAATGATAGTTTTTTAAATGAAGCGGAAAATTTTCCAGATGGTAATCACGACGATCAAATTGATGCGTCATCGGGAGCTCTAAATGAGCTTGCAACAGGAATTTCGATTTTAGATGTTTTGTGAGAGGAACATATGGCTAAAAAAGTAGAGAAAAAAGTTAAAAAAGAGATTAAGCCGGTAATTAATGCGGCCGAATCTGGTCCTAGAAGGCCAGGGTTGGGTGAAAATACCATATTTAATGGCCTTTCTGAGGCAATTATGGGGTTTAATCCGGGCGGAATTGGCACTCCACTAGACCAAACAGACACCATTTTCCTCAATAATCGGTGGTATTTGATCTCTAATATGCGCCAAGTTTTATCAGAGGTGTATGCAGAGCATGGTTTGATTCAGACCGTTGTCGATGTTCCAGTAGATGATGGTCTCCGCGGTGGGGTTGAAGTTCGTACTAAACAACTATCAGAGCGTCAGATTCAAGATTTGCATGCAACAATGGAGCGTCAAGACGATGTGAACACGGTCGGACAGGCGTTGAAATGGAATCGCCTCTATGGCGGCGCGGGTATCGTGATTTTGACCGATCAAGATCCGATGGAACCACTCGATATTTCAAAGATCAACAAGAACACCCCACTTGAGTTCCGCGCGGTCGATATGTGGGAATTGTTTTGGGATAAACAAAATACTGAAGGATACGATCCTGCCATTCAAGAACAGAACTTTGAGTTCTTCTCTTACTATGGAACCAAGTTACACAAATCTCGCGTAATGCGCATGAAGGGCATTACCCCACCAAGTTTCATTCGCCCAAGACTTCGCGGTTGGGGTCTGTCTATCGTTGAACCACTCGTTAGATCCATTAATCAGTATTTCAAAACTAATGATCTTTGCTTCGCGGTACTTGATGAATTTAAGTTAGATATTTTTAAGATCAAGAATCTTTCTACTACTTTGATGAGCGATACAGGAACCGCGGCAGTACAGAAGCGTGTTCAATTAGCCAATCAACAGAAGAACTATCAAAATGCGATCACAATGGATTCTGAAGATGATTACATTCAGAAGCAATTATCGTTTTCTGGTATTGCAGAGATACTTGAACAGATTCGGATCCAAATTGCTGGAGATCTTCGTATGCCGATCACCAAGATTTTTGGTATCGCATCTCAAGGATTCAATTCTGGTGAAGACGATATTGAGAACTATAATTCAATGATCGAATCAACAATTAGATCAAAGTGTAAATACGATGTTCTTAGAATCATTGAAATCAGATGTATGCAGATGTTTGGGATGATCCCAGATGATCTACAAATCTTTTTCAAGCCACTTCGCATGTTATCAGCAGAACAAGAAGAGAACGTGAAGACCAAAAAATGGGAAAGAATTATGATGGCCCATGAAAAGGGAATTATGGACGACAATCAATTGATTGATGCCTGTAATCGCGATGCACTTCTTGTTGTTCAATTGGAAGCGGCGACCATCAATCCTCCAGAGGCCGATGAAGTAGAAGTTGGCGATGGATCTGAACCAAAAGAAAACAAAACCTATTCTCATGACCCAATTGTTGGAAATTCATTTGAAGCCGGAACTAAAACATTCGAATTTAAGAAAAAGAAACACCCAAGAGATGAAGATGGTGTTTTTGCAACAGAAGGAAAGACCGATCACTTCGAAACAACTCACGGCAAGCACAAGCCCAAACAAAATGAAGGTGAAGAATACACCGTTGTTTATAAACATTCTGACGAAGGTAAAAAAGTACTACTCGCAAGAATGATGAAAAAGGGCGCAAAAGACCGCATTATGAAAGGTCTTGGCAATGGCTATTCTGCCGAATCTCATGAATATGACCTTGGAATGGAAGAGGGCATGATGCAACCCCACCCAAAAACCGATAATGACATTGAGAATCCTGGAAATGTTGATGAGGCCAAATGGGCAGAGGCGAAGAAAAAGTGTATTAAAGAATATGGTCATATCAAATGGCCAGTTGTAACGACGATTTACAAGGAAATGGGTGGGACATTTAAATGAGTGATGTTTTCTGGTCGCCTGGGCGAACGCTAGAAGAGATTGAAAAGGCAGTTATTCTTGAAGCAATTAGATTTTTCAGAAATAACAAAACACAAACCGCATTAGCACTTGGGATTGCGATCAGAACTCTTGATTACAAACTTGCAAAGTATCGCGGCGAAACAGTAGTGGAAGAAAAGCCAGAAGAACCAAAAAAGGGATCACGGAAAAATGGCGATAAAATCACTGGTTCCAATTAGAGAGTCTCACCAAGATTTTGAACCAATCAGAGAACAGTTGTCTAAACTATTCAAAGAGGAAATTTATTATCCATTACTTCGCGAGATAGGATTCAAGAAAGATTCCATTCAGAACGCCAAAGATGATTTGTTGCGCGCTATTCAAGGTGGACAGATCACGTATTCCAAAGGAAAATTTAAAGGGAACTTTAATTCCACTCTCTCACGAGAGCTTCGGAAAATCGGCGCTGAGTGGGATAGATCACAAGGATGCTGGTCTATTCCACAATCCGAACTTACTATTGAAATTAAAAACGCGATTTCTTTATCTGAAACAAAATGGATTCAGACAATTCATAAACTCGATGACAAATTAAAATCTATCATGCCAGCAAAAATTGCCGAGAAACTAAAACTAGAAAAGCAATTTGACTCGCTGCTCTTTAAAATTGATAAAAAACTTGAAAAAAGTTTAGAGAACATTTCGGTACAACCAAAACTTACTGATGCACAAAGATTTCGAATCTCTGAAGAATACACAACTAATATGGAATTGTTCGTTAAAGATTTTATCGATGAACAAGTTACTGAATTAAGAAAAAAAGTTGAGACGAGAACATTCGATGGTTTTCGGTATGAAGGAATGATTAAGTCTATTCAGAAAAGTTATAATGTTAGCGAAAATAAAGCCAAATTTCTAGCAAGGCAAGAAACTCAACTTTATACTTCTAAATTAAAAGAAGTGCGATATGAGAAGGCCGGAGTTACAAAATATCGCTGGGTTTGCTCCGCTCATCCCAAAAGTAAGAGCCCCAATGAAAGAACTCCCGGCATGGTTCGCTATTATCACGCACTTAATAATGGCAAAATTTTCTCATTTGCAGAAGGTGCTGTCGTGAATGCTAAGGGAGAGAAAAAGAATCCAGGAGAAGACTACAACTGTAATTGCATTGCCGTTCCAGTCTTTGAATCATAATCTTATGTTATTCTACATAGGGGATGAAAATGAAAAAACTTTTATTGGCAATTGCACTTGGATCAATGTTGGCCTCTCCTGCCATGGCAGAACAGACAGCATATAATGCATATGCAACTACAAATGTAACAACCGCTGCTTATGTTCAGGTTATCTCTTCAGTTTCTTACGCAACAAACCAAGTTCAAATTCAGGACACTTCTGGACAGATTATGATTCTTGCTCTGGGTGCCCCTGGATCAGAAGTAGACACATGGCTTATCCCATCTACATTCGCAGGAACGGTAAATGTTAATATTCCAGCCGGTTCTCGCGTTTCTTTGAAAGCAAAGACAGCAAGTGCAACAACTGGAACTTTCTTAATCAACGTAGTTAAAAAAATATGATCAAAAACGCAAGCACGCTTCCAAAAGTGTTTTATGGGCTTCATATGGTCGAAGGGGTCGCGGAATATAACGAACCTTCAATAAACAATGGGCAGCCTTATCGCATTTTAATAGGTGAAAACACAATTAAGAACATGGATGCTTCTTATGCTGGTAAACCTGTATATGTTCGTCATGTGGAGCAAGTTAATTTGGATAGCTTGCAAGAACAAGCTGATGGATATGTTGTAGATAGTTTTTTTAATAAAGCCGATGGAAAGCATTGGGCAAAGTTTATTGTCGTGAGTGATAAGGGCCACGAGGCAATTCGATCTGGATGGAAATTATCGAACGCATATGTTCCGAAACAATTCTCGGGCGGCGGTCTTTGGCACGGTGTGGAATACGCGAAAGAAGTAATGAATGCTGAATACGAACATCTCGCGATCGTTCCAAACCCAAGATACGAAGAATCGATTATATTGACCACAGAAGAATTCAAAGAATACAATATTAAAAAAGAGATTGAATTACAAAAATTAGCGAATTCAAAAACCAAGGAGAAAAAATCAATGTTTAACCTTTTCAAAAAGACAAAGGTCGAAGATTCATCTGAATTTGAATCAATGACTGTTAAGTTGCCAAAAAGTGGCAAAGAAGTTTCTATTGCACAACTTGTTAATGCTGCTGATGGAGAAGCATTAAAAGAACAATGGGGCAAAGCAGAAAAAACAGACATGCATAATGAAGAAATGATGGATGATGATTCTGGCAAAAAGAAAATGCACGATGACGATGCTGGCGAGAAAAAAGAAGAAAAACATGAAGAAAAGAAATTAGCAGATCCAGAACACCACGTTCAAGTTGGAACTGATCTTATGAAAATCAATGACCTTATCG